GAAATCAAAATGAAAATACTAAACTTAGAAATAGAAAAATTAGAATTGGATGGTGCTAATTCCAGAAAGCACAGCAACAAAAACATAAAAGCAATCCAGAAATCTCTGGAAACTTTTGGTCAGCAAAAACCAATTGTTATAAACCAAGACAACGTAGTAATTGCTGGCAATGGAACTCTTACTGCTGCTAAAAATCTGGGCTGGGAAAAAGTTAGTTGTGTAAAAACTAAGTTGGATACTGAAAAGGCAAAAGCATTTGCTATCGCTGATAATAAAACAGCACTGCTTGCTTCTTGGGATGATGAGCAATTAACTCAAACGTTTAGAGAATTAGATGCTGATGGTTTTGATTTAAAAACGCTTGGGTTTGATAAAAAAGAATTGGATGAATTTCTAAACGGTCCAGAGAAAAAAACCTATGATGAAATGTTTGTTCCTGAATTTCTAGTTTTAGTTACTTGTGAAAATGAAAGCGACCAAGCAGAAGTTTTTGATAAGTGCCAAGAATTGGGCTTTAATGCAAAGTTGGTATCCTAATGAAAAATTATTCTTTAATACTAGAATCGCCTGTTTCTAATTCTTTTCGATGTCAAAAAGCAGCCAATGCATTAGACATAGATACAGAAAAAAAATCAAGACATACATTTTCAGTTGATGCAGATATAGAAACAGAATTTAATATTGGTTTAATTGTTGGTGCTAGTGGCTCTGGAAAAACAACTCTTGCTAAAGAAATTTTTGGTGATGATTGTTTTAAAGAACATTTGAAATTAGATATGCCAGTTATAGAACAATTCCCAAAGGAATTAGATTATGACACTTGTGCTAGATTGTTAGGTGGTTCTGGATTAACTTCTGTTCCATGTTGGATTAGACCTGCTTACACTTTATCCAACGGTCAAAGAGCAAGAGCAGAAGCAGCAATTGCAATGACTAATACTGATAAAGTTATTTTAATTGATGAATGGACATCCGTAGTAGATAGAACAGTTGCTAAGGTTATGAGTCATTGCATACAAAAGCATGCTAGAAAAGAAAACAAATCTATAATTTTATGTGCTTGCCACTACGATATTATAGAGTGGCTTAATCCAGATTGGATAATTGACTGTAACAAACAGGTTTATGAAAATAGAAGAAGTGATGGTTTAAAAAAAAAAGAAAAGAACAACTCAAGTTCAACATCAAAAAAGTTGGACGAGAAAGTTGGAAATATTTTAGCAAGTATCATTATCT